ATTAGTAGAGTAGAGGAGTCCATTCCTCCTGATAATGATACAACGATATTTTTCATTTAGTTCTCCAATATGAAAGCGGTGTGTTGTTTAAAGTGGTTAGCTTCCATAAACCACTATTGCCTCATAGTCTTTGAGGTAAGAGTATAAGCATTAGCAATTAAATGCGAATATAATAGTTCTGCATTAGATGCTCTAATAGGATTAATATCTATACCCCCTCTACGTGTATAGAGACAAGAGACAACAAGCTCTGAGGGGTTTAATAAGTCCCATAGACGTTTGTATACACATTCACAAATCTCTTCATGAAAGTGATTCTCTTTACGCATCGATACAATATATTGCATTAGCGACTCTGGAGTAATAGTTTTATCTCCTTTTACATGAATGTAAATATCTCCCCAGTCTGGCTGGTTAGTAACGCGACAGTTAGAGCGAAGAGAGTTGGACATAAAGCGATCTACTCTACCATTACTCTCTATCACTTCTAAGATATTCGGACTTTCATTATAATGACTAAAGTCTATATTTTCAACAGCTATTAGCTCTTCTAATTGCATCCAGCTTCCTGCCATTGGCTTGGCATATCCAGCGTCTTCGCTAATATGTAAAGCTACATGTAGATCTGAATTATCTTCACATTCGAGAATCTCGAACATATCATTCCATACTGTCTCTTCAATATTCATAATAGCAGCAGTAATGGTAGAGCCCATCTTAGCCATATTAAACGAGTTTAGATATAATTTAGCAGACTTTGACTCAACAATATTCTCTGAGTGAGAGGAATACGACCAACGCAGCCATCCTGAGATAGGAAAGCCATTATCTAATAAACAACTAAACTCATAAGAGTTCCAGGTATCGATACCTTCGAACTCTGCACCGGTAAGATTATACTGAGTGCGATTAAGATGACGAGGAATACCAACAAGTAAACTTTTATCTACTTCATCAGGCGTCTCATATCGCATCATAGTTTTACCGTCAGAAGTCTTACCTAAGACTTTACTAGCGATCTGTTCAATTTCATCCATCTTTAGCTCTTTCCTCTTCAATAGCTTCTTTCGCAAACGTTAAGAACGTTATAGCTTTATTAATATCTAACAACACATCATCTTTCTGACCTAGACGCCAGAGATATTTAAACGCTTGATAACGATTATAATCTGTATACGGATCGTTCTGATGCTCCTCACATAGCTGCTTAATAACCTTAATGCACTCTACATGACCTTCTTTCTGACTATAATGATTAGGTCTAGGATCATCAGACTCTTCTACTTCACCTTTAAACAGTTTCAACAAATCTCTCCTTTAAAAACTCAATCCATAACGAAATAGATAAACTACGTAGCGCATTACTAAGAGTGACAATAGTATCTTGCTCCATTATCTTAAGAGTATTATATAATATAATCTCACCAGAGTCAACTTCTTTTGTAACTTTATGAATAATAGTTCCAGTAGATGGTAGTTTAAGATCCAAAGCTTTCTGCTGAGGATCTTTTCCTTTTAGTTCTGGATATCTAACTATATCACCAGGATGACCGTTATACACTTCGCAGTTAATTTCAGGTAGAATACGAAGATACCCATGAAGCGTTACAATAGGAGTAGTACCTCGTAGCCCCTGAAACATAGAGATATTACTCTCTATTTCTTTCTTCATATCCTTATGTTTAATAATTGACACAGCAGAATGCTTCTGCAGATCACGATGCCAAGTTTTTTTATCTTTATTATCCGTAAAGATATAATCAGGCCATCTACCAAGATGACGAGCAATTGATACTATTTCCGATCCAGATTGACTAAAGAGAGCAAACCACATATCTTATCCATTACATAATTTTCGAAACATTTTTATATTATATTCGATATCATTCCATTTATCAACTACATTCTCATTAATAAGAGTAAATAGTTTGACTGACTCTTTATCGGTAAGACCGTAGTGGCTATAGATAATATTCTTCATACCATGAATAACAGGATTAGATGTATCTAAAGAATCAACCCATCTATAGTCTTTATACGCAGTAAACTCCTGAGGTAATCCGCAACCTAATAGATGATGAGGTTTGCTAGTATTGATTATCCCGTCTTTCAACATATTAGCAATAGTATTCTGTCTACCATTCACCATCTTAAAGTATTTATTACTTTCTAGAAAGTCGTAATCTGTTTGATAAAAAGGATGATTAAACGACAGAGCAATCTTATCTACGAGGGGGTTGTTAGCATGATGAGTATAACAAGTAACAAGCTCATCATAAGTACTCCCTTGAGCGACAGCAATAATCTGACCAGGAAGCCCAACATATGTAGAAACAAAACGATCAAAGCTATCAATAGTAGCGCTTGCATTATCGAGTACATCTGGAACGATATACCAATCTGGCTTGAGCTTAACAATCCAATCAGCGTATACATCTCCATTAAAAGCTGTTCCCAGCTCGAAGATAGAGTTATCGAGGAGGACTTCTCTTCCATCTTTCTTAGCCTTTACAAATGTATTATAATACTCTTCGTTCTCTTCAAATAGATGAACGAGTGCGTAATCATAATCGGTTAATACTTGCACCCTATCAAAGATACTAAGTGGTGCTTCATGTGCTATTTTCATTTATATTCTTTCATTATTTCAAATACTTTTTGAACTTCGTCGTAATTCCAAGTTCTCATTTCTGTAATACCTGAAAGCTGCTTAGGTTCATACCAGTTATGAAATCTCTCATCACCACTTATATTATACATTATTTTCTGCTCTAATGCAAGCGCTTCTTCTTCTGATTCTACCCATACTGAATTCATTACTTTTATATCAGGAAAGGTTTCAATAATAGGATTAGGTTCATCCCATCTGTTATATGTTAATCTAGACATAGCATCTGAAGAAGATGTAATACCTACTTTATATACTGTTTTTGGATTACCTACGGGTCGCTTTAGCTTAGCGAGATAAACTTTATATTTCTGAGTCATCGTACTTTCATTCCTTCACCTGATAGAAGATAATCAGTGGCCATCTTATCGAGTTTAGATGCACTTCGTATCATATCTACCCTTACATTAAATAATTTTTTAGTTTCTTTCTTAGCATGCGAAGATTCAATAAGAGCTTTCATAGCTATCTTCTTTGCTTCTAAAGAGCGGGCTGCACATACAGCTGCAACTTCCTTTGTAAGATCTTTAGCCATTAGATATACTCCACACAGCCATCTTCAAAGATAAGATCAACTTCTTCATTAGTTAATTCACCAGATACAACTTCCACTTCGCAAAGAGTATCACCATAATCAAAGTACTGATCTACAGAAGCAACGATTTCTCCTTCTTTGATAACGTCAAAGCGAGCTACGTTTTCTTTAATGTCGCGGTTAAATGATAATTGCATAACTATTCTCCTTCATTTGATATAATAGTTATATACTCTTTTTGTATTAAGTGCAACTGTTATTTCAGGAAAATTAAATTATTTTCCTATAGTAGAAGATTCATATACAGAGTTATGAGTTTGGGTACATCGGATAAACGTAGCGCATTTGCTCAGTTGTTTAAGTTTAAGGGCTCCTGTGTATGTACAAGCGCTTCTTATACCTCCTAATATCTCTTGTATAGTATTGGCTACAGGTCCTTTATAAGGAACTAAAACTGTTCTACCTTCTGATGAACGATAGTTTTTTAAACCACCAAAATGCTTATCGTTTGCACTTTCGCTACTCATACCGTAGAATTGCACAAACTGTTTTTTATCATAAACTGGAGCATAATACCCATCTCCTTCATCAAGAAGTTCATTCGATTCATATGTTTTAGTTATTACTTCACCCCCACCTTCATCATGCCCTGCTAACATGCCTCCTAGCATTACAAAGTCAGCACCGGCAGCAAAGGCTTTAGCAACATCACCTGGAGTAGTACATCCTCCATCAGCGATAATGTGTCCGCCAAGACCATGAGCAGCATCAGCACACTCAATAACAGCACTAAGCTGAGGATAACCCACACCAGTTTGAATACGAGTTGTGCAAACGCTCCCAGGCCCGATGCCAACCTTAACAATATCTGCTCCACTTAAAATTAACTCCTCTGTCATTTCACGTGTTACTACGTTACCAGCAATAATTACCAGATCTGGAAACTCATCTCTTACTTTTCGTACATGCATTGCAAAATGGTCACTGTATCCATTTGCAATATCTATACAAACATATTTTAACCTATTATCACTTTCTTTTTTTACTTCAAATAGTTTTTTATAATCAGCATCACTAGAACCAATACTCATAGCTACACACTCTGTGCGTTCTATTGGTCCTTCGAAATATTTAATTAAATCATCTACATTATAAGTTTTAACTAGACAAGAGAAAATATTAAGCTCAGCTAACTTGTCCGCCATCTCAAAAGTACCTACTCCGTCCATATTAGCGGCCATAATAGGTATACCTTCGTAGTGATATTCTCCAGGCAATGGTTCTGCAATATCATGATCATAATGTCTAAACTGATACTTGCGTTCTAGTTTTACTTGCTGACGACTATAAAGTGTACTACGTTTAGGACGTATAAGCACATCTTTATAATCTAGCTTAATATCTTCTTCAAGTCTCATAGTTAACCTTATTTTGGTGCAAACGATTGTTGCAATTTAATATTATCAAAGAATTCTTTCTTAGTAGTCATATTATCATCTAGGAAATGACCTTTAAGAACGGTTGTTTGAGTAAGAGAGCTGTGAGCCATAATGCCTCTGTTTTCACAGCAGCCATGAGTAGCTTGAATATAAACACCTACATTTTCTGACTCAGTAGCCTTCTGAATCTCTTTACAGATATCATTAGCTAGTTCTTCTTGTAGAGTACCTCTGCGAGCACACCACTGAGCAATACGAGTATACTTAGATAATCCTATTACTTTCTCTCCAGGAATAATACCGATATAGGCTACTCCTGCTACTGGTTGGTGATGATGCGAACATACTGATCGTAACTCAGAACGTATTACAATCATTCCTGTGTACCCATCCTCACCATCATTAGGGAATGCAGTTGCTTTAGGCGCTGGATGATATCGCCCTGACATAATCTCATTGATATACATCTTAGCTAATCTACGACCAGTATCCATTGAGTTCGGATCGTTTGCACGATCAATTACAAGACTATCTAGTACAGCTTCGAACTTCTCTGCTGCTTCATCGATAAGGAGGTCTGTATCTCCTTCTTCTAATACTGATGAGATATTATCTCCTGCCCAGTAGCGAATCCCAGCTGCGTCGATTCTATCTTTAATAGTATCTGATATCTTCATATATTTTATCCTAGTTTTTTAATAGAGGAAGGCCTCTATGTTCCAATTGCGTTTCCAAATAAGTATACATGCATTCTTCCAGAGACATTATAGCCTCTTTCAAATGCCATCTTTGCTACATCACCTGCGGTAGCTTGTTGCTCCTCTTCTCTTGCGCCTGTAGGCATAATCCATACAGGGTAATCTACTCCTGCTTCTCGAAATAAATTAACTACTTCATCAAGCTCTTGCCATTCTTCTTTTGTCTGACCTACAACAAACTTTAACTGACCATTCTTAGAAACATCATAGTACTCTTTTACGATTTCAGGTTTAATAGCTTTCTCTCTCTTCTCTCCAGCAACAGTCCATAGCTTAGGAGATACAGAAAAGAATGCTTCAGGTTTAAACAGAGGAGAGTTTACTGCATCTTTAAACTCATTAGATAGCTTCTGAGTTCCATTAGTCTCCCAAGTAACTGATGCTGGTAGATTATCTGAACTATAGAAATGAGTATCTCTCATAGGACCGCCAGGCATATCTCTTAGTGTGTTATAGATGTCAATAAAAGCATTCTGAGCATGCTTCATTAATGGCTCACCACCAGTAATGCATAGATGATTATGTTGTAGAGATAGCGGATGTCGAAACCAACCTTCTGGGTTATGCTCATTCTTCATACAACTTGTAAGCTTCTCTGCTAGCTCTGCTCCGGTAGCCTGACCCATAAGATGCTTAAACTTCTTAGACCAAGTATAGGATGAATCACATCCTTTAGACCATACAGGTAGATCTTCTACTCGATTTACAGAGTGAGCATCAAAGTCAGCATATGGTAATTCATATGTTTCCGGTTTTGTAGGGTGCGTCTGACCGAAGCCATCACATTGTAGGTTACACAGAAAGAATCTAATCCATGCTGTAGGTACGCCTGTGTAATGTCCTTCACCTTGAATAGAATGAAAGATTTCGCTATAGGTATATTTTTTATCCGTCATTATCTTTTTTCCTCAACGACCAGCCGTTTGCTGTTTCTTCCCATATTATAACATCACCTACAGATAAGTTCAACTGGTCCATAACGTCATCGGGGAGCTCAAATCCAAGCTCCCCGTCACCTGCATCTACAACAGGTATAGTCCAAGATTCACGGTTGATAGATTGCACTGTTAGCTCCATGTTCTGCGCACTCAGCGCTCACTACCCAGCATCTATTGCTAGTCATTCTTTTAACTATCTTATCTGCTTCCATAAATGCCATCTTAGCAAATGACTCAACCCCAACCGCTGGTACAATATTTAACTCAGCTAATCCTTTACCTTC